CATATTGCGAAGCACCGGGTTCAGGTTGTAGAACGCACCAACATTGGCGAACTTCTCATCGAACCCCAGCCGCGTGCAATTCCATCCATTGCGCTCGCACCATTGCTCGAAGAGTTCCTCGCCGATGTTGACGCCGACGCCCTGCCTGTCCTGATAGTTTTGGTTTGCGTTGCCGTATGTCAAAACGCACCTCGATTCCTAAGTTCGTTCAATCTCAGAAGTGTGTTCAATGAATCCTCCTGCTGTCTCCTGGTTGTGTTCATCTGCATGTCGTCAGTCAAGTTCAACGCCTGGCCAATGATGTTGAACTCTTCGCCTGTCGTGCCCCACTTGCCAGTGCGATCGTGCCGGTCCTTCACCGACCTAATTGCCTTGAGTGATTGCTCCATCAGTTCGCGTGCCTCAACAGAATCGAAGTGATCGCCGGACATCACATAGCCCCAGTTCAATCTGAAGCACACCGTGTTCCATGTGACAGGATCTGCTTCGCCAGTTTTGAACTTCTCGAGTTCCTGATGCGGCACCAACTGCAATGCAATGTCCGACTCTTTGTTGTGTCGAAAAATCTTTGGCAATGCAGGCACAGGCTTTGGTCTGTACTTGCTTCGTTTTCTCATGCATCGCCTCTTGATCGTATTGCCAATGCGCAATCCATCATTGTTGCCAATTCAACTTGAGCAAATTCAGGCTGATCCTCCCATTCAATGGCCATGCTTTCACACAACTTTGCGCACGCCTCACGCTCGGCCAGCACTGCGGCTTCGATTGCTTCTTGACTGGCCTCAATGATCGCGGCGTCGTGCTTGAGCAAAATGAGTTTGATCATCTTTAGCGCATTAGCGCCCAAGTGCTCGGCGGCTTTGTCGATGTTGCTCACAGTTTGATCCCCCTCACCATCTTGCAGTCGATGTCTTTGTTGTAGTGCGGCCAGTGGCCATCGCGCACCATGTCGCAGTAGTGTTGCTCTTCTTTGACTGCATCCTCGTAATCCATCTGGCCAACAATGCCGTATGCCAGGACGATGAAGGCGATGACGCCAATGGTTTTGATCGTGTTCATGTTTTCTCCTTAGTCGTAATCACATTCGCATGGACTGCATTCGCATGTCGGGCAATAACCCCATGCCATCACAGCACGCTTCAATTCAAAGTGGCACTCCGGGCTTTCTGGATTGCTTAACACGCCAAACGCGGCCAATGCAACTCGCTCTCGTTTTGCGTTTTCACGCACCCATGCCTCCAGGTTTGCTTTGTCTCTGGCCATCAGGCTGTCGATTTGCTTTTGCTGGTCTGCGATCACTCGCTCAAGTGCTTCACTCATTTCGGCTGTCTCCACATGTGACGAATTTTTTCCATGCACTCGGCGGCGCGTTGTTTGTTACGCTCGAGTTCTTCAGCGGTCCACTGCTTTTCAAGTCGCAGAGTGTTTGGCTCGACATACGAATGTCGCAGGTGTTGCAAGAACTGCGGCAATGTCGGAGGCTCCATCGGCAGGTTTTCCATGGCTCGCTTGAGCGTCTCTGGATGGTCTTTGTATCCGCCGAGTTTTTCTGCCCAGGTGTTCATCGCGTTGATGACGCCTGTGTCCATGCCGTCTGGCGTCAGTTGGCCCAACTTCCACATGTTGGTCCAGCGACTGCCGTAGTGCGCATGCATGGTGTTAAAGATCTTCTGAATCCAAGAGTCCGGCAGGCGCCTGGGTTCCTGGTGTGATGTCGATGGTGTCGTAGGTGTCATTGGTAAGTTTCCTTTCATCTCCAAAAACTGCTCTTGCAAAAGCCAGGTTTGATGCCTGGTTGACTGTCATTTTTTTCTCGGCCTCGGTCTTCACCCAGTCCGCTTTGAATCCTGCCCATCCCCTGGCACAGCATTCGGTCAATGCCGCGTTCAGTGACCAGCCTGCCTTGCGTGCTTCACGCTCGATGCCTGCCAATGCCGCCTGGGTGACTGGTGCCTTCTTTGCCTTGCGGACTTTCAAAAATCCATCCCAGACTTCAGGACCGACACCGTCGGGACATGACAAGGGCTTGTCCCTTGTATTTTTTACTGGTGTCTGGTGTATGGTGTCTGGTGTCTGGTGAGCATTGCGTTCGGTATGCGTTCGCATAGCGTTCGCATTGCCAGTGGATTGCGGTTTATCCCACCTGGCCCTCGCGGAAGCGGCGGCTTTGCTGGATTTCTCACGATACCGCTCGATCTCAGCATCGGCCCGCTTGTTGTGCCAGCCATCGGCCTCGAGGAAAAAAAATTCTTCGAGCACGGTCTGCACGGCGGATTTTTCTTCCCGAGTTCGTGCCCCAACCAGGCGCTGGACGGCGCTCAGATCGGCAGGGAGTGGCCGTTCCTCGGCGTAATACTTCCTGATCAAGCGGCTGTAGGCCGCGTCTTCCACGAAGGTGAGATGCGCTGTTGCCTGCGCATAGTCACCGATGTGGTGCTCGTAGTAGTTCATCACGCACCTGCCTTTGCGGCTTCTTGCAAGTGCTGTTTGATGACCTCTTGGGCCGCTTTGGATGTGCCCTTGGTGCAGTCAACGCAGGCCGCGTTGATGACATATCGCTCGGTGCATCCGCACTTTGGGCAGGGCTTGCCGGTGTACTTGCGCTGGCCCTGGCGTGCGGCTTCGATACGGGGAGAAGGCATTGAATTGCTCCATGTGTTTGTGATGGTTTTGCCATTGTAAAGCAAAAACACATGGAGCAGTCAAGCACTTTTTTACAGGTCGGCTTCTTTCACAAAAACGCCGTCAATCATCCGGCCCTTGCGGTCCTTAATTTCGTCGTAGGCCATCTCGATGCAGGCCTCGATGCTGAAGCCCATCTGCTCGGCCAGGATGGTCAGGACCACCACCGCGTCACCGATGCCGTCCATCACCTTGACCTGGTCTTGGCGTGCCAGGCCTGCGGCCAACTCGCCGATCTCCTCGATCAGTTTGGTGAACTGCTTGTCGGTCGTACTGCCGGACACCAGGTTGCGCTGGTGCGCCCAGCCACGGATTTTTACGAAGTCGTCGTAGGTTTTCATGCTGTACCTCAGAAGGGAATGTCGTCATCCATGTCTGCCATGTTCCCGGCAGGCTGTTGCGTTTGTTGCGTTTGTTGCGTTTGCGCCGGACCGTCACCGCTCTTGGGCGGCAGGTCGATCTGGTCCACAGACAGGCGCAGGCGCGTTTTCGGCGTGCCGTCCTTGGCGGTGTATGCCTCGAGTTTGATCGGCCCGCTGACGGTCACGCGGTGGCCCTTGGCCAGGTACGGTTGCAGGCTGGTGGCACGCTTGCCCCAGAGTGCGCAGTCGACCCACATGGTTTCGGGCTTGTCGCGGGTGCCGGTCTGCACTCCGATCGCAAAGTTCAGGATGTTGTCGCCGTTGTGCTGGCGCAGTTCGGGGTCGCGCCCCAGGTTGCCGGATAGTGTTGCAAGGTTCATGCGTTGGATTCCTTCGAAATTTGGACGCGTACAAAACCACCAATCTGCCCCGCGTCCACTCGTGCAGTCAGTGTTGTGAATTGCTTGTCGTTGATCTTGAGTGCATCAGCGACGCCATCGAGGCCAGACTTCATCCTGGCCACCAGGTTGTCTCGATCGTAACTGCGCCGGTCAGGCGGAACGAACTCAAGCACCAGGTGCAGATTGCCATCAATGTCAGGCCTTACGGCCCCCACTTGCTCGAGCACCATGGCCCAGCATGCAGTGCGGTATTGCGCCTTGGCGCTTGAAACCTTGGACCAGTGCAGGCGTTTGTTTGGCGACAGTTCAGACGGTGGCCATCCGAGGGTGAACTCAATCATTGACTTCACGCCCGAAGACGATGTCGTGCGCAGAGATGTCGATGCCTCGCTCCCAGGCAAGTTCAAGCAGACGGCGCTGTACCGAGGTGGGCACGACGCCGGACTTCTGCCAGCGGGAGACTGCGGCGGGATCGCGGCCCAGGGCGCGTGCCAACTTGCGCACGCCGCCAAACATGTCGATTGCCAGTTCGACAGGGGTGGTGTGATTTTGTAGGGTGTTGTTCATCCCTCAATGATGACACATCATCAACGAGCCGTGAAGCCCTGATTTCATGCGGGTTCCAGCCCGTCTTGTTGCAAATCCACAACGGGCCACAACTGGGGTCGAAAAAAAACTATTGTGTTGTGGAAATGTGTTGATGTAAGATCACCATATCGACAGCAATAACGCAGTCGGTTTTTGAAAGGAACCTGTCATGACCACTATCACCAACACCCCCGCATCCGCCGACGAACTTGGCACCCTGCTCGCTCAGATCGCCACGCTCACCAAGCAAGCCGACGCCATCAAGGACTCCATGAAGGACATTGCCAGCAAGGGCGGCGCCACCGTGTTCGAAGGCGCCCTGTTCAAAGCATCGTATGTCGAGGCCAACCGCTCGGTTACCGACTGGAAAAAACTGGCCAGCGACCTGGGCATCAGTGCCGACAAGATTGCCGAGTACACCAGCACCACCGCCGTGTTCAGCATCAAAACCACCGCCCGCTAATTCAGGAGATCGACATGAGCACAAACGACATCCGCAACAAATTCCTGGACAAGATCGTTGTCCACATGGGCGATGCCTGGCGCGTGATCGGCGTCGGCGCTCAACGCGACGGCAACACCTTTTGCCACCTGGCCAGCATCACTCGCAGTCGCCAGCAGAAAAACGGCAAATGCCCAGTGCAGATCAATGACTGGGTTGACACCGCAGTTCTGGACGCCGCCAAGTGATTCAGTACGGCATCCTGGATGACGAGGGCGCCGTGGTGCGCTGGGTATGGGACAAACCCTCATACCCGCACATCACTCGCAAGGTGCCCCGTCACCGCAAACCAAAAATCGATTGGACCAATTTTTAACCCGCACCATTCTGAGG